GGCATTGATTGCCAAATAATGCTCTGTGCTTGCATTTTGGTATTTGTCCATAAAAGCATCTATGTCTTTTCGCACATGTGCGGGAATTTCAACAGAAACATTTTTGGATGTGCTCTCAGCTCTCACATACCCATGCTCTGCCTGCTTCTCAGCGTGCATCTGCTTCCAATCCTCATAGGACATATCACCAAGGGCTTCATTGGTGCGGTCTGTAAAGTCCTTCTCAAAGCCCTTGATGCGGCAAATCATGGTGCATCTGCAATTGTACACATTGGCAGGGTCTGCATTTGGGTCTCCGGGATACTCAATATCGCCATATTCATTGTGGAAGGGCTCATCAACAGGCACATGCTCACCATCAAGCTCTACATGCCAATGCCGTGTGCGGTCATCCATCACTGCCATCCATTGCTTCTCTGTGTCAATGCCCATCTCCTGCGCACGCTCATAGCCGTCTTGTCTCCCGGCGTTCTGTGCCCCGGTCATGGATGTCCGTGCGTTGCGGATACTCGCACGCCTGTCCATGTCTGTCACATTGCGCATCCTGCGTGCCATCTTGTCAACGCTCTCGCCTTGCAGGATGCTCTGTGTGACCTCAGATGTTATCTTCTGCTGATTCCACCTTATGAGCTTGCCTTCCCGGATTTTCTGCTCTGTCTTCTCAGATGCCTTGGGCAGAAGCTGTGGCTCTTTCGCAATGAGCCTCTCCGCTGTGTCATGGTCATACATGGTGTACGATGTGTCAACCATGCTTCCCTTCTCAACCTCATAAGTGGCATAATTGTGGTTTAAGGCATAGGCATCAATCATGGAATCCTGCGTGATTTTCTGCGCAATATAATCCGCATGTGCAAGGTCTGTCGCAAGAGTCTTGCTCATCTCTTCCCATCTCTTGCCTGTCATGACTTGCCCAATGCGCCACTTCTCATACTCGCTCTGCTTCATCTGCTTGGCATCCACAAGCTTTTTCTTTTCGGCATCCTTTTTCTCAAAGCTCTTCAAATACTTATCAAGCTTTGCCTGCGTCTCCCTTGCCGCTCTTGCGTATGTCTCATCAATCCGCTTTTCAAGGTCTTCAATCAGCTTGTCCGTCTCCCGGTGTGCCAAATCCATCTTCGCCATTTATAACGCCACCTCTCGTCAACTCATCAGCATCAATCTGCTTGAGCATGTCTTCTGCCTTGTCTCCGTCACCAAAGATGTCAAGCACCTTCTTGGTGATGTACGATGCATCAAGGTATGCCGCCGCAGAAAGAATGGTCTGCACTTCCTCCTGCTCATTCACAATCAATGACCGGGTGAAGCTCGGCTCTTCATCTGTGATTCCTGCAAGCTCAAGGATGCCCTGCAAGAAGTCCACGATGCAGTATTCAAACATGTCTGCCTTGTTGTTCATGGGCTCATAAGCCGCTCTAATCTGTGTAGCTGTTGCCGCTCCTCCTGCAATCGCCTTGGTATCAAGTGCCATGTAGTCATCATAGAGGTCACTTCTCAGCCTATCAAGCAATGCCTCCCGGCTTGCATAGGGCACTTCCATTGTGTGACTTTCGGCATGAGCTCCGCCATCTTCTACCACTGCGGCTCTCACAGTCTTCATGCGCTCAACAAATTTGGCAAGGTCAATGTCATCCATGCCTCCTCCGTTTTGGATAATCCAATAGATTTGGCTTGCGTCATCAAGGTCATTGGCAAATCCGCTCTTGATGAGGTCATAGGCATCAATCTGCTCTCTGAGTCCAATGAGCTCTGACTGCTTATGGCTGTTGCCGTAGAGCGGCACAATGGGGAAGCTCGGGTAATTCTCCCCGGCATAGATTTCCTCACCATCAGCAGGCGTTGAGCGCACCAAAAGCTTATAGCTTCTCTTAGGATGCAGGATGCTCTCTTCTCCGTCCTTCTTGATAAAATCGGTGTATCCGTCCACCTCATAGAGTGTGGCTCTTATCGGCTTGTTGCGGTCAATCTGCCAAAAGCGGATTCCTGCCATGAGTGCGCCATTCTCCTCATCGTAAAAGGGGATAAACTCACGCAGGCTGAAGACATCCATGTGGTCAAGATTCCAAAAGCCAAATGCAACGCCGGACACAAGAGCCTCATGCCCTGCCATTTGTAGCTTGGTGTCAAAGTCCTTGCCAAGCTTCTCCTCCGTGCTTGCATCCTGCCATGATACTCCATTGCCAAGCAAATACTGTGTCTCCTGCGTCACAAATCTGTTGAAGAAGTTTGAGCAAATCTTGTAGTTTGCGCTGTAGTTGTCCGGCACTGCCTGTCCCGACATAGTATAGAGCAGTTTCTGATACTGCATGATTGTTGTGTTGCGCTTGCGGTCATAGTCATCCGCCGTCTGTGATACAAGGTATGCAGGTGAGCTTTCGTGCTTGGTGATTGCCCCAAACACAAACTGCATTCTTGCCGTGTCACTCTCGCCTACTTCAAGCAGGTCTTGGTATGTCTGCATCTGTGTGTACCTCCTATTCTATCTTGCCCAATATGCTTTGATACTCGGGTCTGTTCGCCTTCCGATACATCAGCCTTGCCATGCATGCGGCTGAGTCCGGGGCATCATCGTGCTCTGCGTCCTCATTGTAGTCACATATCTGCTCAATGTATTCCTCGTCTGTGCCTTCAACAAAGGTCACATCCTTCCATATCGCCTTGAGGTATGTGACAATCTTTATGTGCTTGTTCATGCTCTCGGCATACGTTGCCACCCGGATACCTTTGCCCTTGATTTCCTTGGCAACCATGCCTTTATCAGCATTGGTCTCCATCCACACCTTATCACACAAGAGGCTGTGATACAAGGAAATAATGTCATCATAGCAATCCTGCACATGCTTTCGCCATAGCCTGCCGTACACATAGAATCTGCCGTCATGGTATGCCATCGCAGTGAAAGCTGTGTAGTCTTCGCCATAGAAAGCCGCATCCACATGGGCTGTGCCCTTCAATACATGTGAGATGTCTGCGCCACTTTCCGGGTCATCAAAGATGACATCCTCGGATGCAATATGCCTCAGCTCATAATTGGCGGCAAAGAGTGCCGGGCTCATGCGCTCCTTGATGTCCTCAATCTCCTCATCGGTCATCACGCCAATATCACGCATGGTGTAGCAGTCATACCGCTCTGCTTCGGGCATCAGCGTGAAAGCATCATCCTTGTGCCAAGGTGTCCCGGTGTTGAATATCCTGCCGCCTCTGTTCTTGATGTTGTGAAGCTCTTGATAGATGAGCTTGGTGCGCTCTCTCTCAGCTTTGCTGATTCTGTCATTGATGTTGATGATATCATCTGTGAAGATGTAGTCAAAGTGCTTTCCTGTAAGGGAAGAGCCAATACCGATGCCCACAAGCTGATTTGTGCCCTTGATGTCTGTGGTCAAGTTAGTGCGCACCTCTGTGGCTGACTGCACAGCAAGCTTCAAATTGACTCCATAGATTGCCTGCACAAACACCTGCGTGTGAGGGTCTTGCAGAATCTTCTGCACCTGCTTCATGACCTCCTTGATGTCCGTGTCGGTCTTACGCATGAAGAGCGTGCGCTTGTTAGGAAGCAGGATAATGACCAAGGCAAGAGCGATTGATACACAGGTGGTCTTGTAGCTTCCACGGCTTGCCTGCAATGTCTTATCACCCTTGCCTCTTAACATGTCTATAATCCACTTGTTGTGGATGTCTGTGAGCTTGGTGAAGCCAAGCATGTGCCCATACTTATAGGGCTTGTTGATGAGAAAATCAATTGCCTGCTGTCGGGTCATCGTCAAGCACCGCCTTTTCAACCTCGTCAATCACTGCCTGCTCTACCTCAGCCACCATGACCTTCTCAACAGGCTTCTCGCCTACAGTGTCCCGGACAACCTCAAAAGCCTTGGTAACAGAGCCTGCGGCATTTCCATTGAGTGCCTCATTCACAAGGGCAAGAGTCATCTGCTGTTGGATGTCCCCGGTCTGAAGCAATGCCAACAACTCCTCACGCAAGGTTCTTCGCTGTCTTCTGACTTCTCCCGACTTTATACCGCCACGCCTGCCTCTTTCTCTCGCTTCTTCATTGGTTTGAACAGGTTTTAGATTATCAGCATTTCCTCTCGGCATGTTATCACCTCCATTCTCTCAATATAGCACAAATAAGCCTCAAAATCAAATCACCCTACCATTTATACCTAAAATCGCATTTCATCGCTCTATGAGCCCCACACGCAGTCACAGGGGCATCACCAATCTGTGTACAAATCAAGATTGCCGCTTCCGCTCCCGGTATCATACACTTTGCCCTTGCCATAGGGTGTCTCTATCTCTGCTCCTTGGTCAAGGTCATCAGAAGCCACACAGATATTGCCATCAGCATCCCGGACAAATCCATCCTCTGTAACGTGCCTGCCGGGGATATCAAGCCCACCGCCGGGCAATACTCGTTGGCTGTACCAAGTATAATTCCAAGTGCCGTCATTGGCTCTGCCCTGAGACCGAAATGGGTGGTCATACCCTCCGCCGCCTGTGCTCTCCGTATAAGACACAGAAGCGGCATGCTGTGCCGCCTCCTGCTGTCGTTTCTCTTCCTTTGCTTCCTCAACCTCCTTGATTTTCTTGTTGATGTCCTCAACCTGCTTCTTGAGATTCTCTTCAAGCTCCTCAATGCCATTCTGCGCATCATCAATGGCATCTGTGGCGGATGCAAGCCCACGCTCAATGGAATCCACCCGGACACCCATAGCATCTGTTGAAGAGGCAAGGTCATCAATCTTTGCCTCAATCACGCCCATCTGCTCCCTGTACGCCTTGCGCTCCTTCCCTGCGTGTATAGCGTTCATTAAGAGCAACACAAACGCTACAACATAAAGCCCAAAATATACCACACACATTGCATCTCTCTTATCAAATTTCTTCATATCATTCCTCGCTTTCTGCCTGTGACTCAACCTTGCACCCTTGCTTTTCCAATAATTCCAACTTGGCAAGTGCCAAACCGATAGACGTTGCCGCTCCGTATGACAGGTCTTTCCGTATCATGGAAAAATCCTCTTGCGCTATCTCTGACATATTATCATTCCAATCAAAAGGCTCTGATATTATCTCGGTCATTCGCTTACCTCACTTTCTGCTTTAATCTTAAACCCTCGATACATCGCATTCCCCAAAGCCTGTACTAACTGCTCGTCCTGCGAATAATCGTTGTACCCAAGATGCACCAATATCCCATGCACCATTTCGTGGCATATAGTTTCTTCTTTTGCTTCCTGCGTCATGTCTTTGTTGATTCTAATTTCACAGGCTTTATAGTCTATCTGCCCAAAGTGGGTATCAACATTAAAGTTATCCTCGCACTCAATTACTTTGTGCGGTATTCCGCATATATTAACAATCATTCCTTATCCCTCACTTTCTGCCTTGTACTTGTCGATAATATCCTCAACGTCATCAATAATTCCGTCCGAACAACTACACGAACAATCACGCAAGTTTTGTATCTCGGCTCGTATCTTATCAAGTACCTCACGCTCAATGTATTTCTGCTTGATAACGTAATCAAGGTCTATTTCTACCATTGGCTTTGGCTCTTGCTTTAAGGCTTTTACCGCCATATCAAGTGCAGTATTGACCATTGTGCTTCTGTCAAAATTAAGCGGATTAAAGACATAGCACTCACTTTTGATGATTTCTATTGCGTCCTCTTTTGTCATACTTCCTCACTTTCTTCCAAACCTATCTTGTCTAAATTCCATTCATCGGGTATATGAGTTAATGCACAGCCCTCATACAGACAAAACTTGCAACCTTGACATATTTTATGCTCTAAGCAATCATCTTTTATCTCTTGGAGTATTTGCTTTAATTCTGTGTTCGTCATTCCTCCCTTCTTCCCGACATCTGTGCCGGGAACATCCACACCTATGACTATTGGCGCATCGTTTAAGATTTCCTTGAAAGCTTCAGCAAACTGCTTTGTTGGAAACTCCAAGTCATTATAAAGCGCATTTGCATCAATCAGCCTTCCGTGTCCTTTTGGAAGTGGTGTGCCATCGGCAACAGCCTTTTCTAACTTAGTCTTTGAATACTTCCTTGACAGTATTTCTTCATAAAGCTCATCATCTATCTCAATCACAATCTGCATACTGTCTCACCTCCTGCCCTATCCACAGCCATATACCGCCAAGGACAAAAAGCCCCATCAGCGCAAAGCTCTTTACATTGGGCTGTATAATCAATGCGTTAGCGTATGCCGCAACCATCATAAGCATCACAAGTCCGTCAAACACGTTGTAAATCATCTTTTTCATCTTTTTCATCTTCTTCCTCCCTTGTATCATCTCCGCAGTGTGGGCAAAAATTCCATTCTGCCGGGAACACCTGCGCCTTGTCATGTCCGGCAGTGCATACTATATGTCCACACGCTGTGCATCTGCGCAGTGTGTTATTTTCAAGAATCTGCCACATAGTGAAGCCTCTGCCCACATCCGGGGCAAAAATAAAAATCATCATCGGCATATCTTCCGCACGCTCCGCAGGATGCATCTTTCCACATTGTCTTGTATTCTCTATCCTCAAGCTGTCCAAGGCGTTGAATGATTTGCCCCTGCACATCTACGGATTCCGGCGGGACAATGTAACACTGTCTTGTTTTGTCATACGCTGTAATCCTTGTCTGCATCTTTCTTTCTCCTTTCCATGCTCTTCATGTAGGCAAGCATGTTCCTCACATCGTCATCAAATGCCTGCTCTTCTGTAGTCCAAAAGGTGTGCCCACACTCAAGACACCTTCGTCTGCGGTACATTGTCCCTGCAAACCTCCGGGACTCCAACACCCTTGTCTTCCCTTCGCATCTTGGGCACTCCATTGAGGCTCACCTCCCTCATGATGTTCTTGAATTTCTGATAAGCGGCAAGCTCAAGCCTGTCTGCCTCTTTGTTCCACTCTGTCAAATCCTCTGCCCGGATGCCTACCTCAAAAGCGGCAATCTTGGCATCCTCGCAGTCATTGTATATCTTCAAAAGCTCCTCAATCATCTGTTCACCTCAGTCCCGGCTTGCGCCGGGCTCATGTGCCTTCTTGAAGTCTGCAAGCTGAAGGCAATTAAACTCAAAGCGTTTTCTGTACTCAGCCTGTGCCTGCACCTCTTGTGTTTGTGTTGTGTAGCCAAAGCTTGCCTTCCCTGCCTCAATGTTCTTGATAACTTCCATCTCAGCAACCACAAGCCTTGTTGCTTTCTCCACAATCTCACCTGCAACCTTGTTCTTGAGGATTTCAAGAGCCTCCGGCGTATCCTTCAAGGCTTCGTTGTATGCGCTCATTTTATCAGCAAGCTCTTTCTCAAGATTGATGCCGTGCTCTCCTCTTGCTGATGCAAGCATCTCGTCCCATCTGCTTCTGTAGTATTCCTCACTGTATAATGCCTTCATAAGCTCTTCCTCCTTACCATCTCCGGGGCTTTCGCCCCGGTCAATCACATTTAATTTATTCATCAATCGGGTGGTCTTCATCCCACATCTTGTCTTTTGCTTCTGCAAACACCCTCTGATTCTCTGCCCACTGCTCATCTGTCAGCTTCATTCCTAAAAGTGTTTCAAGCTCTCTTCTTGTCATCATAATGTGTACCTCCTATGTAGTGTGCTGTTTTCATCTGACAAGAAGATTATATCAAATCAAAAATACCATGTCAACATATTTTTTAATTTTTTTTAATTCTTTTCAATCGCCTGCCAATTGTACTGCCGGATGCCTGTGAGGTCTCCCACATAATCTGTGAAATGGATGCTCTTGTAAAAGATGCCTTTTGAGCTCCTGCCCTTGTCGGGAAGCTTCTTGCCGATTTCCCTAAAAAATTTCTTTGAGCTCATCTCATACTCATTGTTTGCCTTTGCCCACTTGGAATACACCCGGAAGAGCTCTGATGCCGGGATACTGTCTGCGCTGTCATAATCAATCTCAATGCACTGCTCAATGAAGGATGCAAGCAAATCCATCTCCACCTTGTACTCCTTGACCGCATCCATAACAATCTCCGGCTCATCAATGCCATACTTCTGCCACTTGATGCATCCCTCAACAGCCCACGCAAGGATTTGCGGAAACTCATCTCTGAGCTTGTATTTGAGGTTTTTATCCACCTTGTCCTTGGGGATGGTCACTTCAAAGGGGATGAGCTTGATGCGCCGCCAAATGCCAAAATCCGTGCCCCGGATGATAGGCTTGTGATTTGTTGCCACCCATATCTTAAACTCCGGCGTGTACTCAAATTCATCACCATAGAGGAAGCGGCAGGTGATTTTTGAGCCGCCTGTCAACTGCTTCAGCAATCCCTCATTGAGTCTCACACCTTCTGTGGGCTCTTCGCAGGTCACAAAGCGTGCGCTCTTCAGTCTTGCGATGTCGGACAGCGTGCCATTGTCCCCAAATTTCTTGCTCATGACTGTATCCGGCTGTGCATTGGATGCATAGCCACCAAGCAGGTCTGCGATGGTATCAAGGAAGGTGCTTTTGCCGTTGTTACCCATGCCATACACGAAGTATGCGCACTGCTCTTTGTTTGAGCCGCTCAAGCTGTATCCAATGCATCTCTGTATATAATCTTGCAGTGCCGGGTTTCCTCCTGTCACATCATCAAGGAATTTCAGCCACTGCACAGGCTTCTTTCTTTCTGTGTCATACTCAGCAAGACAAATCTTGCTCATCATAAAATTTGCATCATGCGGTATCAGCTCACCATTTCTGAGGTTGATGATACCATTTTGACAATTGAGATAATCGCCATAAGCATCAAACATGTCCGGGCTTGCCGGGATTCCGTCAAGGTGTTGGCACTCCTTTATCATGCTTTCCTTGCCCTTGCTTGATGCGGTTTTGTTTGCCCACTTGAGCAAATCCATCTGCGTCTTCTCATCCTGCTCCATGAAAGCTTCACGCTTGATGTCTTCCACAATGACATCCGCAAGCTTCTTGACCTCCCCGGAATCATCCATGCGCCACACTTTGCCATCCCAATAATACCAACGCTTTCTGTTATAGCTGTATCGAATGATATTGCCATACTTGTCCTTGAGTCTCTGCGCATTTCCGCTGTCGGTCATGTCATACTGTCTCTTGATTTCCTCTGCGCCCACTGTGCCATCCTTGAAGAGTGCCACAGCCACTGCGGTATAGTCTCTGTATCGTGTGGGCTCATATACATCCACACACTGTGCGCATGCTTTGCCGATGGTGATTGCACCATACGTGCTACCGCTTCTTTTGCTGTCCCACTTAGGACGCATCAGCCCACTACTGCGGAAGATTCTGTCCATCTGCGCCGTATCTCGCTGTGTCCAAAACGCAAGATGATTGCAGAGTGCAAGGTCTGCCTCACTCTGTGAAGAGTAGACACCCTCCCAATTGCCTGCATAAAGCATTGAGAAAAGCCCACCTGTCCGGCATGCTCTTGCCTTGTCAATGATTTCCTCATCCTCAAACTCAACCACTTCCACCCTGCGTGGCTCAATCTTAGGCTCTGCGGAAGGCAGGTATTTGCTGTGAAGCACCTTGATGGATTCCGTGCAATCCTGCACTTCCTTGTACTTCTCATTGTAAAGATTCCCGGTGCAGATGAAATATCTGCCGTTTTGGTACATCTCAACGCCACCCTTGCGCCTGCTACCTTTGGGCAAAGTGCCCTTGCAGATGATGTGCAGACCGCTTCCACTCTTGGATATCTCAGCATAGCTTTGCAGGGTCTCCACAAACTCATCACAAAAATCTACCCGGTCAATGCAATGGTCAAGGTCAACGCCAAAGTAAGGCGGCGCAAACATGAAGCCCAAGCCATCAAAATGATACTTTTCACAGCCTTCCACAGCCTCATCAAAGGTGCTCCATGTCTCGGGGTTATTGCTCATTGCATTGCCGCCTGTCTTGGCATTCTTGGGGATTTTGTCAGAGCCTACCCAACACACCCACTGCTTCACGCTCTTCAATTCTGCCGGGATATTCTCAATCCTTGTTACCATCTCTCTCACCTCTCACCCTGTTGATTTCATCCTCTGTCACATACCATCTCTCACTGCCGGGATACTTTACAGCCTCAATCTTGCCATTATGCACCCATGCCCTCATTGTGCGTGTCTTAACGCCCAAGAGCTCTGCCGCATGTCTCAATGAATACATCTGCGCCATCTTGTCACCTCCTTTGCTGTGCATGTCATATAATACCTCTTATGCCGTCTTGTGTCAACTACATTTCCTCTGCCTCATAGGTGCATGTATATCCATTGTACCGCACCTCACGCTCTCCATCATCGCCGTGCTTGTAGCTCACATTGCGCTCTGCCTGCTCCTTAGAAAAGGCAAAGGTCTCCCCGGCAAGCTCCCGGATATCACTGCCTGCATCCGTGTGATAATGCAGGAAGACCTTATAGGGCTTTTTGGCTTCCTTCCGCTCATAATTCCACATCATGCTTCCACCTCCGCATCAATCTTCTTGTAATATCCACACCGCATCTTGTACCATCCTTTGTACATCGCAAGGCTGTCCACAAAATCAATCACTGTGCCATACTCCTTGCCCTGCGCCTTACGTCCTACACGCCCTACAGACTGCACCACTGTGGTCTCATCCTTCTCCGGCGTGGCAAATACCACATATCTGAGGTTTGGCACATCAAGCCCCTCCTTGGCTAATTGGTATGTGGCAAAGACACAATCAAGCTCACCATTGTTGAGCTTCTGCAAAGCCTCCTTGCGCTCTTCCTTAGCCTTCTTGCTGTGTCCTGTCCCGGACAAGCACAAGCCTGTCTTCTCATAGTTTTTGCACATGTCTTGCAGGTATTCTACACGATTTGCAAGCACCAATGTGGGGCATGCATGCGGTATGTCATTGATGACATCCATGACCGCCTCAAATCTTGCATCATCGTGTATCATATCATCTACCAACGCCGCATAGTTGAGTGTACCATCTCCGGCAAGCACAACATCCATGTTAGGGAAGTATGCAGTCTGCACACTCTTGACCTTCACCGGGCAGGTGGTATCCTTAACCGCCTCCCGGTCAACCTTGGCGCAGATATCGCCAATCAAGGCAAACATGCTTTTCTCAAGCCCATCTGCTCTCTTAGGTGTTGCTGTAAGCCCATACTTGTGACGGCAGGAAAGAGAGGAAAGCACCTTGTAAAACTGCATCACCTTTGTGGGTGAGCCAATCGCCTTGTGGCAGTTATGCACCAAATACCCATTTGCAAAGTAGTTATTATTATCCTCTACTTCGATATTGTAGACATAACCATCCCCACACACTCCTCCAAATGTTCCATCACCTGTTTGTTTCCGAACCTCAATACTGTCCACCCTAATCCACTCAAAAACGCTTCTTTCTTCCTGTCCTGCTCTTGTCTGCTTACCGCACAATGCGAAGCGCCGTCTACTTCGATTGCAATCATTTCCGCAGGAATTGCTATGTCTACCTTGTAGCAAGTAGGATACCCACTTGTCCTGTCCATCTTTGTTGGTATGGGATACTCGGCATATATCTCTGTTTTTTCTGCAAGCGCAAGCATCAAAGTTTGCTGTGGTACAGTAAGTCCTGCGCCATTTCCGCATCTTATCTTTGGATGATGCCCGATTTCCTTTAACCGCATTGACACCTTCGCCCTTGTATCGTGATTTTTCATAGGATTGTTTTTTGTCATTCTTTCCACTATCTGTGAATGATACTCTGCGTTTATCTTCTTCATGTGTTCGGATGCCTTTTTTCTTCGCTCTTCCGTCCACACATCCTTCTTGTGACCACCCTTTACCGAGCATTCTTTTGAGCAATAGCACCACCCTCTTTCCAATGCTCTGCGCCTGCTTGTATTTGGCATGCTGTCGGTCTCTACCTCTTTCCCACACCATTCGCATAACATAATCATTGTTTTTCAACCTTTCTGCATCTACCCAACCTCTCTGTGTAAAAATCGGGTGATTGCCTGTGCAGGTGATTATCTCACCATTTGACAAATTGACATTTACAATATCATGGGCTTTACTCTTAAAAGTGTTTATAACCTTCTTGTTTTCCGTCTTGCCCGTTTTCCTATTGTATGATGTAATTATATCATCGTTGCATAGGTTTTTCAATAATTTATATCCATTGGGTGTAGCAATCTTTGTATCTCCGGGCATACACTCATCCACCACAATCACATCAAAGGCATATCTAAGGTCTGAAAGGTCAACCTTTGCCATCGTCTGCACTGTTGCAAAGGTGATGCCTGTGCCCACATCCACCTTGCCTGCTGTTATCTTTCCATAAGTGCCAAAGGGGATGTCAAAGACCGACCTTGCACGATTCATGGATTGATTGAGCAGGTCTTGTGTATGCGTCAGCCACAAAGCTCTGCCGCCGATTCTTGCAACAAGCTCAAGCCCGGTCTGTGTCTTACCTGCGCCACACGGCATCACGATGACACCATTGCGCATCATCAGAGCCTCATTTACAGCCTTTTCTTGGTATGGGTATAGATTTATATGGCTTTGGTATGAAACATGCCTCAATGGGCTCATATCACGCTCAAAAGTGCATTCCTTGCCAAAGGTCTGCCACAAATCGTTGAGGCATCCGAAAGGCAAGAGCACGGAATCACCCATGCGCTCAAAAAGCACAATCTCTCTCGGCGTGTTACCTGTCCACTTCCCCATGCGCTCCTTTTTGTGAAAGTCGGGATTTGGTAGCACAAGCTTCTCCCGGCAATAGTCAAAGACCTGCTGTGTGGGATGCTCCACAGTCAATTTGCTTCCCACTGTCACCTTAAAAGTGCTCATATAGCCATTCCTCCATTGTCTTGCAATCCTCAATCCTTACCTTATCAAGCCCGGTGCAGAAGGTCTGAAAGTCTATAAAATACACTCTGCCATTGTACTTCACTGCAATCACAGCATACTTGTTGCCACACTCAAGCCATCTGTTGAAGGCAAAGATTTGGTTTTCCTCAAGGCGTGTGACCGGGAAGACCGCTCTTGCTGATGTCTTGCAGTCAATGGCAATTGGTCTGTCATACATGCAGGCAACGATATCAAAGGGCTGTGCGCCTGCTCTGTTGGGCTCTATGAAATGCACCCAAAATCCATAATCTTGTAATTTTTGGCACAGCTCTTTCTCAAAAGCTGTGCCAAGGGTCTTGTTGTTCATAGGCATCCTCCTCTAAAAGAAGGGCAGATTGTTCATCTCTTCCTGCGTGATGGGCTCAAGTGTCTTGCTTCCACCATCGCTTGAGCTGTCCTTGTGCTCGGGCTCTACCCATGCAGGCAGGTCTGCGGCATCCTGTGCCTTGATGAAGTAATGGATGCGTGCCTTGGTGTCTCCATTGTACTCCTCATGCTTCACCTGCGCCGCTCCTACCTTGCCGACCCACTGCGCAAGGTCAAAGCTTCCATCCGGGATGTCCTTGAAGCTGTCGAAAAACTGTGTGAGGTTTCTATTGGTCACATCCGGCTTGTCCGGCATAAACACGATGTAGTGAAAGAGCAGACCTGTGTGACCGCTTACCTCAAGCTGTAAGGCAATCATATCATTGCCACTGTTCTTGCTCTGCGCCTTCTCTGCGCTCTTGATTCTCACTCTGTGCTTTCCCTCCGGGATAGGCTTGAAGCCCTTGCTTTCGTTTCTTTCATAATTCCATGCCATAGTTTTATTCCTCCTCATTTTCCTGCTCATCATTCATGAGCGTTATTTCTACATTAAGTGCCTTGTCATATCTGTCACCAACATAGGTTGACTTCGCCTGCTCTGCAAATCCAATTGCAGATGCGGCATCCTTAAAATCAAAATCATTGTAGCCAAGCTTCACCCTATACACCATCTTCCTTCACCTCCTGTCCGAACTTCACAAAGTCCTCCACCTTGCATGCCTTGCGGCTGTCAATCTGATTCTTGGCGTAGATGTTCTGCGTTGCTTCAAGCAGGATGCCGTGCTTGCCTTCCTTGTTGACAAGGATTTTGCCAACCACATCACACAGACCGCAGATGTTATCCACAATCTTTGCGCTAATCTTTGGCACAAGCCTTGTGTACTGCGTGCCATCCGGGTGAGTGAATGCATCAGCCACTTCCCAAGCAGTCCACACGATGTTGACACCCAATGTCTTCATGTATCGCAGGCTGTTCACAAGCTTAAACTGCATGTACTGATAATCTGCCATCGCAGGCACTCCCTTATTTTTGCCCTTTGCTCCAAGGTCTGAGAGGATGCACCGCTCAAGCTCGCTGATATTATCTACAGCAATTGTCTTGATGTTGTTTTCTGCAAGAAACTGCGGCGTGATTTCCTCCTGCAAAAGTCTTGTCCAAGAATCAAATGTGTTGATGTTATCCACCTGCGCCACAAGCACCTTGGATGTGTCCTTCACAATCTCGCCCTTGGCAAGAGTCCTCTTGATGGTGCGGTCAACGTCAAGCACAAGCGTGTTACCTTCAGATGCCTCTGCGATGAGTCCAATTGCTGTTGACTTACCGACTCCCGGTGCACAGTAAAGCAAAGCTGTGAAGGGCTCTTTGTTCATCGCACCCTGTTCAATCTTATCAATCTTCATAGTCTCTTTCCCTCCTTGTATATTCTACATACTGTTGGTCTGCGTCATAGTGCAGGCACACGCTCTTGTATGGGCACTCACTTCCAAAGCTCTGACAGTGCAGGGTGTTCTTGTAGCATCTGTCTTCCAAGTCCCGGCAATCGTCCATCTGCTCAAGCACTTCCATTGTCTCATGCACCCAAGCATTGACCTCTGCATCTGTGCGGATGACATCAAAGCACCTTATCTTGCTTTCCGTATCCTCATCATACCACTCCACCATGCGATGAAAGAAGTCATCAACTGTCTCATCCTTCTTCTGCCGGATAGTAGGCTTGCGGCAGACAGTGTATATGATGTGCCGTGTCCCGGTCAAGTACATGTAGGCAAGCACCTGCTCATCCCACATCAAATTGTACTCATACTCTGCGCCAATGTCTCTGCTTGTGGTCTTATGCTCCACCACAATTCCATCCTCTGTGATGCCGTCCACCCTGCCATGCAGAATCCTGCCCGGCATGATTTCCTTCTCAATCCACTCCTCAGCCTTCTTGACCTTCACATCGGGGAAGATGTATTTAGCATAGGCAAGAGCCATTGCAGTCTCCTTTGTAGAATCTGTGACATCCACATAATTGCCCTCATAGAGCTCCTCAAGCTTGGCGTGATAGTTTGTGCCGATGGTCAAAGCATCCGACTTCTTCACAGGCTCAAGGTCTTCCATGTAACGAAGCCACCATGACCGCCTGCACGCCTTGAACTGTTTGAGCTGTGACACACTAATCTTCATGCTCTTCCTCCTCAATCACAAGCAGGATTTTCTGCTCTGTGAGTCTGCTTGGTGTCTGCTGTTCGGTCTCAATGTTGCAGATGGTCTGCACTGTCACACCCACAGCCTGCGCCAAGGCCTTCTGTGTCATTTTGTGCTTTGCCCGGTATCGGGTCATCTTCTGTCCAAGGGTCATCATCTCACCTCCCTTCTAATACGGCTCATAGTCTTCTCTGTTGAGGTCATGCATATCGCAGATGACATCCTCAAGGTCATACTCTCCATTTGTTGCCGCCTCTACCATTGCCTCAACAACATCTTTCGGGTCAATCTCATGCTTGTACTTCTCGCAGAGCTCCAAGATGTACTTTGCTTCAAAGCCTGTTATCTTGATTTCCTTGTCCATATCTCATACCTCCCTGCCGGGGATTGCTCCCCGGCGTGTGCTTTATCTTACCACTCCCTGCAAACTACAATCTCAAGGTTTCCCTTGGTGTAAATCTTCACCCACATGCAATCTGCTGTCTTCTTGTATCCTGTCATCTTGAGCTTTGCCTCAATCTCTCTCTGCTCTTCCTTGCTATAAGCGTTTACATCTGTTCTTATCATCATAAGTCCGTCCTCCTTATGTGGTGCTGTTTGATTGGTACAAGAAGAATATATCATACCCGCAAATCAATGTCAACAACTTTTTTAACTTTTTTTCTATTCCTTTATTTCTCTTTTATTTTCTTTTATTTTTAGTGTAGGAAAGTGTAGAAAATAAATACATAATAGAAAAGTATCTATAGAAAGAAAATATATAGAAAAGTTTATAAAAATGTAGTTATTTACTACATTATGTGCACATGCCTCTGTAGCCTCGCAGAAGCCTCATACAGCCACTTTATACCCATAGGCTTATAAGTTATCGCTTAACGCCAAAAAGCCTCTCTATGAGGCTTCTGCAACGTCAAAAAGTGGGTGTTGCAAAAATTACAACACCCACCCGGTCAAATTTGATTCAATTTGCGCATCACACACTCATACAATCTCGGATTCACCACAGCAAGTGTGGTCATCAGCTCATCCATCACAGGCATCACATCTGCCAAGTCCATGCCGCTCACCTTTTCTCCAAACTCAGTATCACTGATATACTCGGCGGCTTGCGCAGGTGGTGATGCGTATGAGTAGGCAGGCACAATCTCTGCGCCGCCAAAAAGCTCTTTCTTGATTGTATAGAATGCCGCAAGCTTGATGCAAGTGTTGGCATTTGGATTCCGTATGCCTTCGCACTCGGCAATAGCCTCCTGCAAGTCCTTCTCTGTTATCACAGGAAGCTCACCTCCTTACATCTGCTCAAGGCGTGATACAATGCGCTGTATCTCCTGCCGTGTCTGAGAGTCCGGCGCATCCTGCATCATGTCTCTCAGCTCTTCAGCCATGTCACCTGCCATTGAATACCCTGTGGCAGTGTTCGTCATCCTGCCATCTCTTGAGTATCTGCCCATAGCATCCCTGCGCTGTGCGTATGAGCTCCTGTTGCTTCTGCCGCCTCTTCGGTTTCCGCCTCTTGCGTAGCTTCTGCCCATAGCATTGCTGTAATCGTCAGCATCTTCCATGATGTTGCACAGGTGGTCTACAGCACTTGCCATGTATTTGATGGCTTCAACATCTTCCTTGGAATACTTGCCATTATCTGCGTATGCTTCAAGCTCATCCATGAGCTTTTCTTTTAATTCATACAGTTTATGCATGTTCTTGTCCTCCTTCCCTATGCAATCCTTGTGATGACCAAATTTGCATTCTGCACCTCAATCAAAGGTGTGGGCTCTGTTGTCGGGTCATCCGTTGTTGCGTCCACATATCGTACCGACAGGCTGAAGCAACAGCCCCTCGGCACAGTGATGATTGCTGTGCTCGTCACATTGCCATACTCATCCACTGCCGCAGGCGTGATGATTGCCCGGCTTGTCAGCCTCGGCTCTCCGTTGACTGCGATGGATACCGCAATGGGTGTCACCTCGCCGCCCTCCGGGATTGCAATGTTGCCATTGAATGTGGCTTGATACCTCGCAAAGCAATTGTTGGTGCATCCTCGCAAAATAAAAATCCCGGTCTCATCTTCGTGGTAGATGTAGCCTTTGGTGCAAGGGATAGAGGCAGTGAACAGCACCGGGGCATTTAATGCCACATTCTGCACTGCATTTGCCAAATATTCTGCCATAGTCGCACCTCCTTAAAAGCTACCGCCGCAACCGCAACCGCTATTGTTGCATGTGAAGATAGGTGTGCGACCATAAACAGGTGTAGTAGGCACAGGACAGCTTGAAAGTCTGTTGTAGAGTGCGTCTACCTCATCAGAGAAGCCCTGCTGAATAAAGGCATTCTGTGCGGTCTGAGAAGCCGAAAGCTGTGCCATTGAAAGCTGTCTCTCAAGGTCTGCAATCTTGTCATTTTTGGCATCAAGCTCAAGCTGACAAAGCTTGTCAAGAATCGCCTGCGTATTTGCGGTCTGATTCTGTAAGAGGTCTCTTGTGTTGTTTGCATCTGCAAAGCGTGTTGCATTGCCCTCATTCTGAATGATGTTTTGTGTCTGACAAGTAGCCAAACGATTCTCACAGCAACAATCAGCAAACTGAGACTGTAAGCCAAAGATGCTCTGCATATTGGCAATCTGTCTTGCGTTTGCTCCCTGCTCTACTCCTGCAAAGCCATTGGCAAGAGCCATCTGCACGCCACTGCTTGCATTGCAGAGCTGTGTGGAAAGCCCGGTGATTCCATCCCGGATGCCATTGATGCCATCATTGAGCATCGCATCCCTAAAGCCTGCATTGGTATTGGCATTGATGCCCTGCTGTCCGTTGATGAGCCAAGGGAAGTCTCCGCCGCCGTATCCGCCGCCAAAGCCATTGCCATTGTTGCCCCATCCAAGCAGAAGAAGCAGGATAATCCATGCCCAATCTCCTCCGAAGCCAAAGCCATTGTTGCCGCCGCCGTACATCGGCGCAACAGGCATCACCATGCCGCCATCATTTCCGTCTGTTAAAGCCATAATATGCTCCTTTCTACCTCTAATTTTTTGAGGTTAGCGGCTCACCATCTTGGGTGAGTCGGTCTTTTGATATATACCTACCTTGCGCAAGGTGTAAGTATCATCCCTTCATCTTCCCCACAGTCTGCATCACTGCATTGTACTGCGCCTGTGATACCTGCCCGGTGTTCATCAGATGCTGTATGATTGCATTTGGGTCATTGCCTACATTGTCCGGCAGTTTCATGCCCATCTGCACCAAGACCTGCAAGGGATTCTTCTTGAGTGCGCCAAGAGCCTGTGCGAAGCTTGAGCCCTGCTGTGGCATCATGCTCTGATAGAGTCTATTGCTCATCCTTCACCGCCTCCTTTTTGGTCTGTCTTTTCGGTGTGGCTGTCAGAGCCTCTATTTGCCCTCTGACGGCGTTTAATTCCTCTTGTAGTGTATTTATATCACTTTTTGTGGCAAACTCACTCTCGGGCAAAATAGAAGCCTTCTGAGGCGTATTGTCTCGGATGGTGTAGTCAATGATTTTCATTGACGGCATCCCGGATGCATCTGCTGATTTCAAATAGATGACCTGCGCCTCTGAATCCCACAGGTCAACTGTAGTATTAGGTGCGACAATGAAGGATTTTGCACCTGCCTCTCCCTGCACCCAAATGATGTCACTTTTTGGCGGATGCATCTGCATCTGCTGTTGAGGGTATGCGCCATAATAAGGCGCATTAAAGCCATAGTTTAACGCCATAATTTACTTCTCCTTTCTGTACCATACAAAGATTGGAATTTCTAAGGATGAATCCCAAGAGTCATAGAGCGTCCCATCCTGTACACATGCGACATGCCCACCAAAGCCAAGGACAAAAGTGCCCTTTGGATTGTCAAGGCAGAAGTCCCTTGCTGTGTAGCAGTCCGGGCAATAGTCCGGCAGGGTCTTCATGTAAAAGCCATTCTGACGAAGGACAGAGCCCCACACAGAATCAGAGCTCGGCATGTCACCCATGCGAAAGCCATTGACGATGATTTTGGCATAGGCAAGCTCCCAATCAATATCAAGAGCCTTGGCAATTGCACGCACAGCGCAATCACCGACCATGCGCCCTGTTGGATTTGGATTGAAATATTTGAAAGCCATTAGGTGTACCTCCTATGGCTAATTTTACGCATAAAAAAGCACCCTCACAATGAAGTGAGAGTGCAAAAAAAGTGCATGACATCATTGCCATGCACTTATCCCAAAAGTAAACAGCTCCCTATCTAAGAGGATATGCTCACCAAAGACCATTATATCATCATCACAGTTTTGATGCAAGGCTCATGTTGTAGAATCTGCCATCACAGTCAAAGACATCGCCCCTGCTTGCCACCCGGTCAAGAGCCGCAAGGTCATCCGCATCAAAGACATGCTCTGCAAGCTCCTCAAGGATGTCCTCAAAGTCTGAGGGCTTCTTGCAATCTTTGATTCTGTCCATGATGTATTGTGTGGTGTCATCTCCGTATCTGTAGAGCCAATTGGCTTCATCAGCCTGCTTGCCGCAATTGTCACAGGTGTAGGGCATCAGATTGACTCTGTGATACAGGAATGCCACAGAGAGTATTGCTGTGACTGTCTGTGTTGCCATTGTGATGCCCTGCCCATAGGTGGGTAGGTATTTCTCAAAAATCCTCTTGTGCTCATCCAAAATCTTTACTATTCTTCCCATGTCTTTTCCTTCTTTTGTGTACGTCATGCCTTGCTCCTTTCTGCCCCGGTCTATGCCGGGGCTTTCAATCTGTCTTTTACATATCTGCAAAACACATTCCTGCATCTCTCTCGCTCATACCATTTGCAAGGCAAGTGCAATATCTTTGCAATGCTCTCCACTCTGCGATTTGCTTGATTCTGCCATACTCCTTGCCTGTGACCTTGCCGGATTTTGCAATCCACTCAAGCTTGTCAGCCTCATCAATGATTTCCTGCACATCATCCTCATCTCTGCAAATTCTTCCTGCAATCTCCACAGGGCTTGTGATGATGCCCTCACGCATATCATAAATGATGCACCACAGCTTGTCATTCATGCTCTCAAGGTTGAAAATCCACTCACGCTTTACCCAATACTTTCTTACATCTGCCATAATGTTCTCCTTTCCGCCGGGGCTTTGCCCCGGCTTGCCCTCCTGTGTGGTGTGCTATCTGTTTGGTACAATAAGAATATACCATACCTGCAATATGATGTCAACAATTATTTTAATTTTTTTTAATTTCTTTTTATTGCATCAAAAAAGCACATCATTTCTGATGCGCCTTTTTGAAAATCTTGTCTTGTCCTTTGTACACAATGGTTTTGATTTGCCGCACACTCATGTCAAACTCTTCAGCCAAGGGCTCATAGCAGATGCCATCCAAAAGCCTGCGCTTTAAGATTGCCCGATCTCTCTCTGAAAAAATCCACTCGTCAATCAAGTGTTCAACTTCTGATCTCGGTATGTTAAAATCAATCACTTCTTTTTCCTTGTGCCCTTGGATCCGCTCTTAGTGCGTGATCTCTTTTTCGTCATCTTCCTGTACGTCTGCCCCATTACTTACATCTCCTTGCGTACCTGTGTTGATATTGTTGTAACCTTCGCCATCTTGCTTATATGTGACGGTCTCTGTCTCGCTCGTGTAGTCATACTGCATCCATGCATGAAGCCACAAGGCATTTGATGCAAAGAGCAGGATCACCGCAACCACAAGCGCAGCGATTAACCGACGGATTGATCGCTCAGATTTCGCTTCCGCAGATTCGTAAACAATAAAGGGCACCATCGCCATTTGATCATCATGCATATTTTATCTCAATAGCCTCCATGCGCAGGCCTTTGCCTTTCGTTCCGGCCCACTCACCATTTTTATACCACTTGCTCCAGCCGGTATTTTGAATGTGCACCCGATACCGGATCGGCTTATCACAATCAATTTTTATCGCTTCCATCCGCAGGCTTTTGCCAGTTGTGCCGGCCACCTGTCCATTTGTTACCGGCGCCATGTCGCCGATATTTTGAACGTGCACCTGATAAGTTAATTTTGATTTGTCGGAGAAAATCTTGATCGCCTCAAGACGTCTCGCCTCGCCAGTCGTTCCAGCACATGCTCCATCCGACACAACAGGGAACCAGCCCTTATTTTGTGCATGAACTTGGTATGATATACTGCCATAGCCGAGCTTTGAATTTACCTTTGAAACAAGATCCGACATCTTACCCATCAGCCAATCGCCGGGACATTCCTTATTTGCGAACCAGCGATGCACAGTCACCCGCATCTCGTCCGCCGCCGGCTTATACGAAAGAGCCTTCGATTTGTCAGGAATCCAAACCATGCGCTTTTTACCGTTTCGCCTGCAGATATCCGCACATAGCTCAATCAATTTATTATAAACCGTGGAATTGAAAGCGAAGGGATCCTTTTCATTTGATGCGCATTCGATTGTTACGGCCCTATTATCATTACTTGGAGACGATGAACACCATGAAATCTGATCCTCGGGAACCACTAAAGCAACACCGCCCTCTGTGCCGATTCCGTAATTGCAGGAAGCCTCGACGCTCGGATCTTGAAAGTAGGTAAACCATTTTGTTGATACCTGCCCAACCGTGCAATGCGGCGTTATAGTATCAATTTTTGCGCTTCGCTTTCCGGAGTTGTTACCAGATAAGCAAGTAAATGTTACCAAGCCACTATTACTCATTGATTTTTTCACCTCCGACTTTTTCCTCAACTTTTTCTTGTGTTGATTTGATCAAGGGCTCGAGAAACGGCGGCAACCCGACTCCGCAAGTTTTGATGTTTTCCAAAATCGAAATCATCTCATTGCAGATCAACCAGCAGGCCACGACGCAGCCGATCAGGAAATTAAACGGCAAGCTGATCCCGATTGTGTTACTTGCATATAATAACAGCTCATCGAACAACACGCCAACGATTACCAGCAGCCACATGAGAACCTTTTTTATAATACCTTTGATCCCGGTATTACTATCCCATTTTTTGCCGTTCATTTTGCAAGCGATTAAAGCCGTGCCATAATCGATCACATTACATGCTACCAGCAGCAGAACAGGAATCACCAACATTTTACATGCGGATGACAAAGCGCTCAACCCGGTAATCGTTAAAATTTCCTTCCAAGATACCCTCATAAAACTACCTCCCTTGTGCCTTGATTGTATCACAAGGGTGGATTATTCTGCAATGGGATTTTCGTGCAAAATTTAGATGCCAACTCTTACGCCATACAGAGCACCATGCGTTGCTGACGTTGTTGTATCGGCATATCCAATTAAATACACTGTTGATGGTTGAGACAGATAAAGAATCACATTAGATTCCATTCTAAGCGGCTGAGTATTAGAGCTTGCAACATACATGGAATTTGTGCCCTGCGTTTCTGTCGCAATATTTAATGACGTACCAATTCTTAAAAATACTCTACTTTTTGGCAACGCATAGCGTACCTCTCCATGAAATATCCATAACCCTGCGGGAACATTAAGCGATAACAATCTTGTTGCCGCAGAGCCAACGCTCTGTGACGCTGTAAATGTATCATAGTTTACATATCCCAACTGCGATAATTTAGAGATTTCATTTAATGCGCTGTCACTTTCCCACTTGGTCTCATCCCAAGCACCTGCGCCGCCTCCCGAATAGCCATACAATGAGCGATACCAAAGCCCATTATGCGTGCAAATGTCACCAATTGAATACTCATAATTCGGGTCATACTCGGGCGGCATACCAAGGTTTTTTACAACTTCCTGCGCATATCCCATCACGCTCACGCTTCTAAAGTGTGAGGCATCCCAATTGCCATTGTGAGGCGTGGTACATATCCGCACCACGTTCTCATAAATGCAAGGCTCACCCACTACATAGCTGTGCGTAGGCGAAAAGGCATCTGAGATTTCATTTTCATCTGCAAAGCCTCCGATGGGCTTGCCGTTGTTGCGAAAAACTGAGCACTCATAAACAATAGGGCTGAAAAACTGTCTTAATTTGTCCTTAAGTGGTCTGATTTTGATTTGATTAGGCATAAGTATGCCCTCCCTTCTTTGTTGCGTAATAGTTAGGGGAAGCCGAAACTTCCCCCGCCCCTACATGGTTTCCCTTGTAGCAGGCTTTAACGTATTAAAACTATATTTCCATTGGGGCTAGTATTCTTGTCATAAACACAAAGTTTATCACCAACAAGAATATCTCTTATTACTTCATAATCAGAATCTCCATAATGGAATCTATCTCCCGTATGATAATATGTTGTAATGTCGTAGTATTGCTCCATAGCGTGCCCTCCCTTCATTTATTGCGTCTTATGTGGATTTAATTGAGTTATGAGTGGCGTACAAGTGGCATGAACGACAAATATACATCCGTGTCTGCTGATTTCGTTGACAAGGAAATTGTCTGCCCCGACTTCACGGGTATGGTTACACTCTGTCGCAAACCTTCCGTTGCACCCATATAATATGTCGCTCCGTCAACAGTTGGATAAAGATAACAACTGTGTGAGGATGTCGTAGGATATATAGACACAGTAGCAAATCCATCAGAAGGTGCTTCCCATGTTGATGTTGTAATCTTGCCATAAGTCCGAGTGCCGAAAGACGCATAGCACTCCGTTAAATTTTGATTTAACACCTTGCCCTGCTCTGCCGACAGAGGCACAGCAACGCCACCCGTCACAAGGTCATTGACAACATCTGACGCATATAATGGCGTGTCAATCTCCTCCACAGCCCCTGCGGTCTCGTCACCATAAAAGGCTATATCTTCGGGCACATCATCAAGGTCATTGTAGCTTACATCCATGCCCGTAACGTCAATACGTCCCGTGCTTTGATTTATCGCAATGTTATCTCCTGCAACAAGGGTCTTCTGCTTGCCATTGTTTAATGACACAACAGCACCCGTGAGCGTGCCATCTCCAATACCCGTAATGCTGTTATTGCCTATAATATCCCTGTCAATAAGTGCTTGCGTAATAGCCTGCAATTTTGCCTGCTGTGCAGTAAGCTGTGCAAGGATACTCGCAAGCGTGGTATCCTTGGCAAGCGCATTCATTGTGCTGTCTCTCGGTATATTTATCGTTTGGTCTGCCATCATGCACCTCCGTAAACTGTGATATTTAAGCCGCCATCCGTCCCGTCAATCGCAAGCGTGAAGCCAAGCTCTGCAAATGTTCCACCTGCCACAGACTGCAAAAGCCTGCCTCCCGTAAAATTCTGCTTATCCGACTTGCCCGAAAGCAAGGAATCCACCTGCGTCTTGGTGTAATAATTGGACAGGTCAACCTCTGTGCTTCCTATATGCTCCCAATCGTTGTTGATGTAAATATACTCATCATATACATCCTGCGTGCCTGCTGTAGCCTTGGGCACAAGGTATATCGTGGTGGTTGAGATGTCATGCGTGGGAAGCGTCTGCACAACTTCAATGGTCAAGGTGGATACCGCCCCAATGAGCGCATCCACCTCTTCCTTTGTATAGGTCTCGGTCTTCAAGTAGTAATTGGTGAGATTATTGACAGTGCTTGTAATAAAGCCCGTGTCATTCTGCAAATCACTTACCTTGGTCGGGATAACAATGCCAAGGTCGGATGTTGTCTTATTTCCCGACAGCTCTACATTATTGATTTTGGGCTTATTGGTGAGGTCTGTGTAGTCACTTGTACCTCCACCGCCACCGCCTTGATTGAGAAGCTCTGTGGCTCTCTTCTTCCATTTATCTGAGCCACTATAGCTTATTACATCTGCCATGTTGCCCCTCCTTAGAATGTGATTCTATACGTCACCTTCATGGTTTTACTTGCATCCTTCACAACATGCGTCTCAAGATTGTTGATGGAAGCAATGTAGTCTGTGCTTCGGAAAGCATAGAGTGATGTGTCATAGTAATAGCTGTAGCCTCCGTTGTTCTCCCTCGTTGAAAAGCGCATGATTCTGTTGCTTCCTGCATTGATAATTGGCAAATACGGATTTTCTTGCGATAATTCCATATTGTTTGGCACGAACACACCATTGACAAGGTCAAATCTACCCGTACAGTCAACCACTACACCACCGTCATTTCTGAGCGTTGCGTACTTGTATCCAAAGCCTCGGTTTGTCGTATCGGGATTGCTTCCGCATGGATTGTCAATCTCTGTAGAGGCTGATGTCCTCATATTAACCTTGTACACCTTGGTGGTATCAAGGAATGAGTTTTGTAATGTGCTGACATAGCACAAGTACATATACTCCCCATGAAAGCGTATGCCTGCGTTGTTGACATTGACTCGTACTGATGTTTTGCCCGTGGTATTGCTTGGATTGTAGAATGTCAAATTGTTATTCATGTCCAAGCGCAAGCAATAGAAGGGGTATGAATCATTCCACCCTTGCCATCCGCTCTTGAACTTATACAAGTACAAGTGCTCATCACTGTAATACAAGAACACCTGCTGACTCTGTTCATAAGAATCAAGCCATCCCTGCGGTATAGTCACTTCCGTACTGCTCACCTTGTAAGGCGTTGTCCTCTTCACGTTGAGGTTTAAGATGCTCAAAGGTATCTTGTACGTGCTTATCTTGAGCTTGCCTGTCTGTGAGTAGTGCTCCTCTGCGTGGCTTGCGTCATAGTTGAGATTATAGTAGTCAATGCACTTGTATGTGCTTGTCGCAGGGTCTACGCCTATTGCAACGCCATAACCTCTGTTGCCATACTCAACTGCTGTGCCTCTGTTGCTTGAATTGACAATGCCTGTGCTCTTCTTTACCTTGCTCACACTGTTACCATCACCTATGCCTCCATACGCCTTGGATGTAAGACAACAGCAAGCAATCGTGCCGTTGCCCTGCGATGTAGTAAAATCATAGGTCTGCACAAAAGAGCCATCTGCCTGCCATCCGCTTTCGTCCTCTGCATAAGAGCCCATCTCGCCTGCTACGTTGCTTGTATAGCCGATGCCGCCATTTGCAATCATATTCAAGCCTGCGGGCGGAAAGACATTTCCTGCCTGCTCGGGGATTGTGCCATCAAAAAGCATAATGCCTCCAAGCAAATTCTCCACAAGTGCATCCTTGTTAAAGTCATTATCGCTCTGCGGAAAGCCGTTCATCAAGCCCATATTGGCAAAGTAGTCTCTTATGGCATTGGTCATCATGTTGCTGTCTTCGTGCACCTCCGCAAGCCTTCCGCTTGCGGCATCTCTCAGCTCAATTCTTGTCTGTCCCTTCACTCTGTTACCTCCTCTGTGTATTCAAGGCTAAACTCTGTCACTGTGCTGTTTGCATCGGTCATGATTATCTCTGCTTCAAGGTATCCTGCATCCACCAAGGAAAGCCACTGCGCAGGTGTGAGCGCAAGTACATCGTTTGCGTTCATGCCGACAGAGCCATCACGCCACTCTCCTGCCGCACTGTTGTACACCTTCCAATTGTCTGCCACATCTCCTCTGAATCTGAATGTGCAATTGGTCAAATCCATCTGCACATCCCGGATGGTGCTGACATCATAATCAACATTTATCAGCACTCTTGTGAGACTCTGAGGCGCAGTGCCTGTGATGACAAATGTATCATCCACGATGCTCACCTCTGCGAAGTCATACTCCGGCAGTGCGTCTGTGGCGTTTATTTGCCCTCTGTGAGTCATAAATATTGCAGGTGTACCATTTATACCTCCGATGGTTATTTCGTCCATTCTCACGGCTTCTACGCTGTCAGAGAAGGTCTCCATGTATGGCGTATGAGCAACCACACTTACATCACCACCAAATGCCGCCACTGTGACATCCTGCATGGGGATTCCTGCAACAGCATCCTCAAAGTCAAGATTTCCTGTCCATTCCTCTGTAGCCGCAAGTCCCTGTCCGTAGATTGAAGCATGGATATCCGTTGCCCCTATTGTAACACTTCCGCCGTCCATATTCAATCTTGCTTGGAAATGTCGCATCTCAGCTCCCGGCACATCCATGTAATACAGCAGATGCAGAAGATGCTTGCCATCCACCCAAGTCTCCTGCGGATGGTACACTTCCTCACTCTCATTGATGATGTATGAGACTGTCGCAAGTGCATCATCATAATCAATCCCGGTGTGCGTGGTCTCTGCCTCAAGCTTTATCTCAGCATGGAAGATGACTGTTGCCGCCTGCAATACAACAAAGCGGATGTCAATGATGGTCTCCGTGTCTCCGTCAGCCACCACAACCTCATGCGGATTGGTGAACATGTAATACTGCATCTTCTCAGCTTCAATGCTGTTCATAATTCCGGCAATGTTCTTGTCGGTCTTTGATGCCGCATTGACCTGTGCCGGGTCTTTACCAACGCCGGACAGTCTCACGCTCTGCTTGTAGGCATACTCAAAGCCTGTAATGCATGAAAGCTTTGTATCATCTGCGATGCCTCCCGAAAACTGTATCACATCGCCAAGGTCATACACAGCCCCTGCGTGCACAGTCGCATCAAAGGGCACATATTGGATGTTTTGAAGTCCAAGCAGTACATTCCTTCTTAGCACATCCTTGTCTGCCTGCTGTAGAAAGGGATTGCTCCCAAGGTTATATGTCAAATACCTATCATCGGGCATCGCATAGTATTTGGTTTTCTTCGTGGCAATGTCCACGCATGAGAGCCCACTGTACCGGGTCTCAAAATTTGAAAACCGACAGCCTGTGAATCTGTGATAATCCGTCACCACATCATCTGCTGTGGCTTTGTACTTTCTCAGCACAAGCCTGCCCTGTCTGTCCATTGTAGCAAAAGATGCACAGCTCTGTGCTACCCAAAAGAGGCAATCTCTGTAGGTCTCAATGTCATTCTCGGTCATGAGCACCAAAGTCTGCGCTCCATTGGTGAGAGCCTGCACATCTGCCTGCGTCATGCCAAAGGTCACACCGCAATCCCGGCAGAGCATTGCCAAAATCTCATAGGGCTTGCCTGTGAAAGTGTTGTACCCAAATTTCTTGTCAAATTTGGTCATGTTGTCATAGGCAACAATGTCTGTGCCGTACTCGGTGCGTGTTGCCTCGTCAATTGTAAAAACGCCAATAGGCACATCCTCAAATGTGCCATTGACGTTCAAGCCCTCACTTATGGTGATTGTCATTTTCTCCGTCACCGGGATTTCAAGCAGGGTCATCCGCAGGCATCCGATGTACACAGAGCCCACAACTAAATCATCACCACTGCTTGCTTGGTTTGAGATGGACAGAGAGCCTTGCAGGATGTCCCTGTCAGAAAACTCTGTCTGCCCAATCATGCCTGTGATTCTGTACCGATGCACAGGGCTCTTTAATTGCTCAATATATTCTGCGCTTACTGCGTACATGTCAAAACTCCTCCAAGGTGAAGCTGATGTCCCAAATGCCGACTGTGATTGCAAGGTCTTCTGACTTGGGCATCCTGCTTTGTGCAAAGCCCCTCATGCGCACTGTGTGCTCCTCATAGATGGGCTCTTCATTCTCATACCCTACACAGATTGACAGTGTGAAGCTGTCAAGGTCTCTGAAGCTCTTAAACGTAGCAAGCCATGTGGATGATACACGGAAAGAACATGATACACTCATCTTTCCGTATCTCACCACATTCACAAGGTCTGTGCCTGCTTCAGATTGCCCGGTACTTTCAATGACCTCATAGCTTTCATCCCAAGACAGAGGGTACAAGATTTCTGTGTTGTTAAACTTATACTTAGCCTGCACTATCCTCTACCTCCGCTTCTGTAGTTATTGGCTTGGTTAGCTTTTACCACAAGGGTATCAAGCCTCTCATTGCCGATGTAAACCGGGATAACAATGTCACTGCCACCGATGCCGCCGCCTCCGGCAAGTGCAAACTCATTGGCAACAGCACGCACCCACTTTCTGTTTCGGTCAAGAGGCACAACAGCCTCTGCGCCTGTGCCCTCAAGCAATGCAACTTCACCTTTACGGATAACACCGCCAACAGCACGCCCTGTCACACTTCTGTTTGCAGAACCGCCTGCCGCACTGCCTCTCAGCCTGTTCACCTTTCTCTCAAGGTCATCTGTGATGCTGATACTTGCAAAGATTGCCTCAACAGCATCCTTGCAGGCTTGGGCAAACTGCACAATCTTGTCAAATGCATCTCCTACAAGCTTTGCGGCATCGTCAAAGAATCCGCCAAGCACTTCAGCCACCGGGCTGAAGATGTCTTTTATGCCATTCCAAATGCCTTCAAATACTCCTGTGACTGTATCCCAAATGCCTTTGATTGTATCCCATGCGGCTTGGAAGAAGCCACCAAGCACTTCAGCAACCACAGAAAATACTGCGGAAATAGCATTCCAAATACCTTGGAAGAATGCCGCCGCAACATTCCACACAAGCTTGATTGCCTCCCATGCGCCCTTGAAGAATCCACCAAGCACACTGATGACAACAGAGAAGACTGCCTTGATTGCCTCCCATATACCTTTGAAAAATGGTGCAACAACATCCCATACAGCTTTGATTGCCTCCCAAGCACCCTCAAAGATGCCCGAAAGTCCCGGTATAACCTCTTCAAACGCCTCAAGGATTGCTTGTATAATCTCCGGGATTGCCTCAACAATGCCTGCTATAATCGCAGGCACATTCTTGACAAGGGAAACAAAGAGCTCCACGCCTGCCTTGATAATCATTGGTATAGCATTCAAGATTGCTTTGACAAGCTTGCCAATAATCGTGGGGATTTTAGCAACAAGCTTCGGCACAGCCTTCACAAGACCCTCTGCAAGACCAAGTACAATCTTTAGTGCCGCATCAATGATGAGGTCAAGATTGTCAATCAATGTCTCCGCAAGCGTGGTTACAAGGTCAACTGCGATATCGGGAAGCTTTGGTGCAATATCTGTTGCAATCACCTGCAAGATATCTGTTGCCGCCGACACAAGACCGCTTACAATCTCCGGCAGGCTCTTGATGATGCCCTCCGCCAACTGCAAGACAATCTTTGAGCCAAGTGATACAAGCTTTGGAAGCAATTTGCCAATTGCCTCTGATATTCTCGGCAAAAGCTTGTCCATGATTTCAGATATTCTATCAAGCGCACCGCCTGCGGCTTCTGTGATTCTTTCCATGCCGGAATCAAGCTTGTCCTCTGCGCCTTCTTCCCCGGCAATCATCATGGTGAAGCCTTCCATCATGTCATTTGCACCGGGCAAGAAGTCATCAACAATGCTTCTCTTGACTCCTCCAATTGCCGTCTGCAAATCCTGCATGTTATCTTGGAAAGCCGCCGCCGCTTTGACTGCATCATCTGACATGACACCGCCAAGCTCATGCACTCGGTCTTTCATCGCCTGCGTATCTTCCGCAGAAGTATTCAAGAGTGCACCAAGCTCTGTAGCACCTCTTCCCAAGGTCTTGCCTGCAAGGTATGTCCTTGTTGTGGTGTCTTCCACATTCTGCAATGCTTCAATCGTCCGACCAAAAAGCTCTTCCTGTGACATATTGGCAATCTCTTCCTGTGAGATGCCAAGCTGTTCAAAAGCATCAGAGCCCGACTCTGCCGCATTTGCCAATGTTTTCATTGATGATTTCATGGCTTCCATTGATGTGCCACTATGTTGCATGACGGCATCCCACTCTTGGTATGCTTCTGCTGACATGCCCATCTTCTGTGACATTTTATCAATATTATCACCATACGCCGCAAGCTCTTTCGTGCCATTCCACAGCTCTTTAGCCATAGCCGCACCTGCAACGCCGACTGCGCCAATCGCAACAGCACCAACCTTGCCTGCGGTCTTCAAGCCCTTCCCAATGCGTGAGCCCACACTTTGGGTCTCTTCGCTTGCCTCATTCAATGCGCCTGTATAGTCTGATGTATCAAGGGATATCTTTGCCACAAGGTCAAATACATTCACTCTGATATCCTCCTAAGACCATCTTTTATATGGTCAATGATTTCTTGTGCACTTCTTGTCTCCGTTTCCTCCTTCTGAGGCATGAGGAAGTCAGCCCATCTCTTTGTATAAGCAACACCCTCAATCTGATGCACGGAATTAAGAAGCGCAGTATTTTTGGTTAATAGTCGCAAAGAGTCAGAAATACAAATGCGGTATGCGGTATCACGCTGTTTTTCGTTGTAACGCTCTACCACATACCGCATAAAAGGCTTTACTCTTCGCTTGCCTCTGTATTCTCCATAGCAGAGCCAAAAGAGGGCTTCTCCGTCTGACCCTGCAAGCCAAAAAGCCTTGCAACCTCCGGGTCTTCCACAATGTCAAGAATCTGCGCAGGAAGTGAAAGCAAATTCACCTCTTTTACATAATCCTCAACACTCTTGCGCTCAAGTGTTGCAAGCATTGTAAGCATTGCATGCTTGTGTGCCTTCAGCACATACTTGATTAGCAGAAGCTTTGGCTTGCCCGCTCTGTAAGCTGTCATAAACTGCTCATCCATCGCAATCTCAGCAATGGGCTCAATCAAATCAGCTACAACCTCAAGCGCATCCTCGCCCTTAATTTCTGAAAGTCTCATTGTTTCTTCCTCCTCACATCTTATTTGGTTTTATTCCTTTGTTGCTGTAGCAACAATCACTACATCGCCGGAAACGCTTGCGATGGTCACAGTGCCTGCGCTGTATGCTGTCGCTGTGATATCATCACCGCCCATCATTACAGTCACTGTGCCAAGGGTGTATCCCTCTGCAACTGTGAGCGTTGCTGTGAGTGCGTCACCGCTCTCAATGCTCTCATCCTCAAAGCTTGAGGACACATGAGACAGAATCTGCTGTACACTGAAATATGACTCATCACCGCCTGCCACAGAGTAAATCACCATAGGCACTTCCTTCTGTGCGTTGATGGACACATGACCTGTGAGAGTCAGAGCAACCTGTCCCTTACCATTCTTGGTGGTCTGAAGGCTGAAACCTCCTGTGGAAAGTGCATTTTTAATCTGAATAGCAACAAATCCGCCGTCTGCCTTGTCACCTACCCACCAAATGTCAGAAAAGTCGGTCTGCTTCAAATCTGCTCTCGGCACAATCTTGGATGTATCAGAGCCATCAATGTCTGCGCAACCAAGCGCAAGCTTGATAAGCTCGGGTGTAGTGCCAAGGGAAGTGGTTGAAAGCGTAACCTCCCAAGAGTCAAGATGCTTAAATTCCATCATATTGAGCGGCACATTGTCCACATCTTCTCCGAAATCAGAGAAGTTAGGTGTGCACACAGGATTCACGCCGCCTGTTGTTGCGCAGATGATGTCCTCATCAGCAGGTGCTACCGGATTTGCCGGATTAAATCTTCTAAGAAGCACACCTGCATCAAGCTGTAAGCCATCAAATGCGTCTGTAGGAATCACTGTAAATCTTCCTGCCATTGCTTTTTATCTCCCTTCGTTTTAGTACGCAGTCAGAAACTCTGCCTGCACGTTCAAGTAAATTCTTCGTATCATGTCATCCTCCGGGTCACTCATGCGCTGTGCAAAGGGTGTCCCTTTAGTGAACCATACATAGCCTTCATCAATTTGGTAGATTCTGTAGCCATTCTTGCCAATGGCTTTCTCAATCTCTCTCAGCTTGGCTGTAACTTCAGCCCATGATGTAGAGCGATACCAAATTGATGCATTCAAGTTGACCACATTGCCGATGCTGTCAGATGCTACCCTATATGTGATATAGGGCATCTTGGCATCCTGTGGCACTGTCTGCTCATCGTATGCCGGAAGCTCAAAAGAGCTCCACAGCTTATGGATTGCCTGCGCCTTATCCATTCTGCGTCACACTCCATTCCTCCGCAGTCACCTGCCGCATGTTGAGCGTAGCACTCGCAGGCGTGTACTTGTCATCGCCATCAGAAGTCACTCTGAATACCTTACCATCCCGGACACGCCGGAACACATCATGATATTCAAGAGTGAGTGCCTTGCTTGTGGTCACAGTGTACATTGAGGTCACACCCTGCTTGTCTGCGGTACGTGCCTGCATGGATGTATCAAACGTGATTGCCGCCATAAACTCTGCGCCATCCGTATAGGTGGTGATATAGCCGCCATAGCCATCCTCCACTGTGGTCTTATCAAGCATTGTGCACTTATCCATAGCCTCATCAAGTAAGCTCATCAAATCTTCCTCCACATGTTCAATCTGCTTGCGAAAGCACCTTGCCAAGTGCCTGCCCCGGCATTTGCACTGCTTCCTGCACCGCCGCCGGATTTGCTATAACTATACCCTCCGAAGCTCTCACTTGCATAAGGGCTCATTGCCGCAGAGTCAACACCGCCATACTTATCCTGCCAAGCTTTAATTTCAGCGGCAAGGTCAACCACTGTGGGTGGCACAGCCATTGACCATATTGCGCCGCTGAAGCTCTCATCTATAAGATGTGAGGAAGAGCCATACTGATGCACGCCATCATTGAAGAGACTGCCGATGATGCGGAAGTATTGACCTTCTACAAGCGGCAGGGCTGTCACAAGCTCACCGCCTTCAATTGTAAAATCGCCAAAGTATTTCTCCCGGTCAAACCAATTCTTTAGCTCTTGGCATAATTCTGTCAGCATTTTTCTCTCCTTTAGGTTACACGCCTTGCCGGACAGAGTGAAAATCCAACAAGGCGTGGTGTGCTATTTCTTTGCGCCCCTCTTGGGCTTTTCTTCCGGCTTGGGCTTTGCCTCCTTGACCTCTTCAATCAAAGGCATCTTCCTTCGATTCTTCCCGGTCAAAAGCTCATTTACCCTTGCCGTGCTTACTTCAGCACCTTTCCTCGGGTACGTGTCCCCGGTATGATACTTGAAGCTGTTGTCCTTTAAGTCTGCAAAATCAGCTAAGACTCTATACATTCAATCACGCTCCTGTAATTGTGCCCTTGACAACGCCTGCGGCATACTCAACAAGGAACTGAATGCCGTCCATAACAAGAGACTCAATCTGTGCTCTCTCGTTGTTCTGATACCCGGAATTGATGCCGATGTATCCAAGCTCGTCTGCGGTAAGGTTGAATGCCTGTGCGATATCACCATTCATGGTGAGATAGTACATGATGATGTTTTCCTTTGCCGTAGCAACGAAAGTGCCCTGTGTGATTCTGCTTGACATGATAACAGTGCCAAGACCAAGGAAGTCCTCAACATAATTCATGCCAAATGCAGTCTGCACAGTGATGTTTGCAGTGCCAAGATAGTCTGCGATATCAAGAGGATTTACAAAGTACACAGCCTGCGCCGTGTCATCCTCAAAGAGCACCTGCAACTGTCCCCATGCCGCCGCAAGAGCCTCCTGCAATGTAGCACCCGATGCAGTTGTTGCACCTGTGATTGTGCCATTGAGGAAACCAAACAGGTCACTTCTCACACCATTCTGTACAAGGGAAAGAAGCTTTGCATCGGTCTCAACAACTGCGGTCTGATATCCGCTCTTCTTGATTGCCTCTGCGGAAACGCCCTTGCGCCACTTCTTGAGGGTGATTTCACCCACCGGGGTCTTGGTCTGTGTAATCTCGGTAAGAGGGATAACCTCACCCTCTGCCACAGCACCATTCTCAAGCGTACCGCTCATAGTGTAGGTGTACATTGTTGTGCCTTCCATCATCGGAATCTTTCTTGTTACACCAAGCACCTCAATGAGCTTGGCAAGAGAGCTGTGCGTGAACTGATTAACAAAATCAACTTCACGGATTTTCTTCATGTCATTTGCAACTGTCAGATTAGTTTCTGCCGCCATTTTCTCAATCTCCTTTTCTGTTTTTGTTAGATGAATAAATCTTTGTTCTCAAGCATCGCCTGCTGTCGGGCAGTTGTATCTTTGATTGCAAGGATTTCATCCTTGGTCATCTTTGCGCCGCCTTCACCTTTTGGCGGCTGTCCTGTCTCTGCCCCGGTTTTGGTCTCTTTCACAACAAAGTCAGACCACTCCTCTGCAATACTCTTCACAAGGTCTTTTGCATTCTTGGGCTTGCCATCGCCATCAAGGTCAAGCTTGTCAATGTCATCCCCGGATACTTTGATGACTGCATCAATTCTCTTTTCTGAGATGCCTGCATCCTTCAAAAGCTCCCGGTATGCCTTCTCCTTGCCTGCTCTTGTTGCCTTGGCTTCCACATCAGCCTTGTACTGCTCAAACTCCTCTTTGATTGCCTCATACTTGACTTGGTAAGCGTTGCCGCTCTTCCCTGCCTTTTCAGAAGCCGCCTTGAGGTCATCAAGCTCCTTCTTCACAGAAGGCAAAGCCTCTGCATCTGCCTTGTACTTGTCCCTCTCTTCCTTGAGGGCATCCACAGTTTCTGCGTGTGCGTTGATGATTTCATCAACCTTCTCGCCCTCAATACCAAGGGCTGTCAAAAATTTGCGTGAAAGTGCCATAATCTCAATCTCCTTTTCTTCGGGCGCATTTCCTTGCGCTTTGATTTGCCTTGAATATACCACATAACCACAGGCTTGTCAAAGATTTTTGCGGGTGTGTGTAGGTTGATGTAGATATTACGTGCATTTCTATAAACTTTTCTATATATACTTCTCTATAGGGACTTTTATATATTTTATTTACATATCTACACAGAAGAAAAAAGAATAAATATAAATATATATAATATATGTATCTCCATGTCGTCTTATGTCAAAAGATTTTTCAATCCGTTTTAATAAAAAAACAGTGTAGGTTATCTACACTATTCTGCACTTTTATGTGCATTTTGTGTAGATAAAACCTACACTGCCAAACAAATGTTCTATGAACAAATGTTTGGAAGAGGAAGAAAACAAACAAATGTTTGATTATTCATCTTTCAAATACTGCTCTGCGATGCCCCGGTACTCATCCATGTAATTTTCAACTGCCGGACGTATGAAAGGTCTTGGTGACATCTTCGATGTGCCCATCTCTACATAAGCCGCATACTCAATATTAGAGCCGACATACGCCGCTTCACCATCAGAATCATGCGTGATACTGTTTCTCAGAGCACCTGTCCTCACATAAGTGGGGCTTTGTGGCGTATCATAGACCGCACTTGTGACCTCTACTTTGGCATTTGCCTCTGCCTGCATGCCTATTGCCTCAAGAGCGGCGGCAACCTGCGCATCCAATGCAGATAAAACCTCTTTGCTGTTGTCTTCTTTGACTTGAAGGCTCATGATATCACCTCTTTTTTTTCTTGTAGATAAAGCCATACTTTTCGGCATTCTCTTCAAGCCATTTGTCTTTTAGCACTTCGGGATTATTCTTTTGCATCCAATCTTGAAGCTTTTTGCCTCTTTCTGCGCTGTTGCTTTCAGTTTTTACAAGCTCGGCACTAAACTCCCGGCGTTCTTTTAATATCTTATCATCAATCTCATGGAATGCTCTTTCTGTAGCCATTGAAAATGGCACAAGCTTCTCAAGCTCTTCATTTGTTGCGTTTCTGACTTCTTTGTACACAGAGACAGGATTTGTGTTGAAAAGCATATACTCATTTCCAACATTATCTACAACAAAGCCATGTTCACCATATCTCTCATAGTTGAATATATCTTGACTTGAGAAAATAGCCTCAGCAGGATGATTGTGCACACTATATCCACCAAAATTGCTTTCATCAACTGAAGAAGGAACAGAAACAGCACGCCTCCCTCCCTTGTTGGGTGATTCATATATTTTCTCACCATTGGCATTGATTGCCAAATAATGCTCTGTGCTTGCATTTTGGTATTTGTCCATAAAAGCATCTATGTCTTTTCGCACATGTGCGGGAATTTCAACAGAAACATTTTTGGATGTGCTCTCAGCTCTCACA